GGTTTCATTGTCTGGGTTCTGGCTGGCCCACCCAAGAATATCCGAGGACACGTGATTAGTTAGGTCGGCATAACGGATCCCACCCTCTATCGTGGCTTTCGTGTAAGCTTTTAGCTGCTCCTGAGAAGGCTCAATTCCAAGGTTCCTAAACCCCGTGGCGATTGCACCTTCGGCATCAAGCGCGGAGAACCCGTAAGCATTGCGCTGGACTGTTTGGGCAGCATCCTGCGCGTAGTTCTCATTAGCCCAGTTAATAGTTTGTTTACGTAATTCTGCCTGTGCCTGCTCAACGGTAGCATCACCGTTGTAAACTTGATCCAACCAATACTTGACACCATCTGCATTGGGGTCAATGCCAAGGTCCCAGAAAGATTTCTGAAGAGCCTGCGTTGTCTGGGTGTTAAAATTATTTTTTGCATCGACGAATTTTTGATTTAGTTCATCCAGATACTTAGTAGTGTCTTCTGCGGCAGAGTATGCAGACATATCTATGCCTTCTGCACCAGACCACAAGTTTTTGGGGTCAGTGAAGGCCCTATAAATATCCGTCGAAAGAGAGAAGCGTTGCTTTGCTTCCTCGTACATAGCGGATCGTTCTGCCATGGGAATTGAGGCATCAAAGAATTTGGCCTCAAGACCCTGTGCCAACTGTTGGTTGACAGTAGTATCAACCTTTATAAGGTCGCCAAAGTTTACACGGTCTGGGTTTTGCACCCAAACATTTTCGTAAACGGTTCCACCATCGTTATCGGACACATTTTCAACTATTCGGGACTCTGTCCAACCAGAGGACAAAACTTTTTGAAAGTTGGGGTCACCTGAGTAGTCATACAGGAAGAGAGAAAGAGCACCGTTTCTAGCCGATCCAACCATGGATTTATTTATTGCGTCGGGGCTGTCTCTTTCAGGGCGGTCATACGTAACTTGAACCTCTTTGCCCCCCTCTCCCGAATCAGTGGCAAATGAAGTAGGTCTTCTCTCAGGCATGGGGATAGTGTCATCATACCCAAGACCATCGCTCTTAAAGTAGTCCACCGCAGAGTTCTTGATACTAGATAGTGTATCGTTAAAAGCCTTGCTAAACCCGGACCCCGCCATAAGGCCCGCAGAAAGGGCTCCCTTGATAGACCCTGCTGCGGCCTCGGCGAGGCTCATTCCCCCGACAGTGGTGTTCGTGAAGGTAGAGGATATGGCGGAAGTAAGGGCAGTACTTACACCCTTGGAGATGGCTCCTGCACCAATGGCCTGTTCAACCATTTTGTTGATGCCGGGTCCAATGGCCCCGCCAATGCCGCCGCTGACTGCTCCAAAGAGAGCGCCTTTGCCGATGTCCTGCCCTTGGATCGCGGCCATGACAGCGCCTGTTCCAGCGCCGATTATGGCACCAGTGGCGGCAGAGGCAAGGACAGTACTTCCAGTGGCTATAAAAACAGCTTCTGTGAAGCCAACCGCCAAAGCAAGTTCGCTACCCGCCCAAGCAACAAAAGCTGAAAGAACCATGTCAGAGCCTCTTCACCCAAGCAACCTCAGCCTCAGCATACCCCATAGCCCTAAAAAAGTCCCCCGCCTTATTTGTGTTCTTAGTACGGGTAACCCTAGAGACCACCCCCATTTCACGTTCGACCTTTTCAACAAACTTGGTCAAACCACGGGCGCACTTGGCCCGGTAAGCAGGGGCAATATAATGAGAATCACAGATAGCTATCTTTACTGTCTTGTAGTGGAGGTGGTTTCGTATGAAGTCCACGACGTACCCTACGACCTCATCGCCGTCCCGTGCCACACAGCACAGAAGCTTTCCCTCATTCTGGAGCTGCATAAAGGCTTCCTCGTCGACATCAGGCCTATGTTCCTTGACGGATCCAACCTCGTTCCATTGATCCTCCATGTACTTCATAATCTGCGGCCACATGATCTCGCAGCTTTCTTCAGAGTATGTGATCATAGCATTGCCTCATAGCGGATGGCGGCAACCTTTTCCTTTCCATTCATCAATATGGTCTTCACTTTCTTGAACTTTACCTTGCTGGCATCCGCAAGAAGGTCGGAATCTTTTTCCTCCTTTTGCGCCACGGTAGTTGTCATTTTCCTGAACCCAAGATGCTTAAGGGTGACAGCCAGCATTTTCAGTCGCTTAGGGATATTGACAGGCTCAACACTATTAATATGAAACTCAACACTACGGTCTGGTTTTGGCTGGATAACAAAGACCGTATTTCCAAGTTGGACAAGCCTTACCTTCTTGGCCTTAGCCGCAGCCCCAACCCGGCAAAAGATAGTGGTAGCATCTTCTTTGGACATCCCCTGATTGATCAGGGATTTGATGATAATGGTGGGTGGGTAAAAAAGACCCGTCTTAGGGTCGGCCTTTGGTAGATCAAAGCGGGGGTCAACTGGACCCTTCCCTGCGGGACGTTCAGCAATCCCACCAGCAGCAAAAGCTACCTCTGGCTTTGGTACATACGGTGCGTCAGGGGCAGAGATGTCGGGGATGTCCATCATCTCGGGGGCAGCAAACGTCTTGTTCGCTTCCTTGGACAAGAGGTTGAGGGACAAAGCGTTCTGCTTCGTGGACCGTGGTGCGGGGGCGATGTCGCTTGAACCCTCCAACACGCTGAGGGTATCAGCGGCCTTTTCATCCAATGGTTCAGAGGTCTTCAGTGCGCTGTATGGCTTGATCGACTCGGGGTCCACGCCCTCATACTTGCCAAAGACCTGTTCTACAAACCCCTTGGAAGAGGTGCCTGCCTCGCCGCCATTGTTGGTGATAGCCTTGTTCCCAACAGCCTCATCAGCCGGGGTATTACCACCCCTCAAAAGTTTCAGGGCACCCCCAGCGCCTTGTTGATGAGCCAGATACAGCATCTTCCCATCGGGGTTTTCCACACCGTTCTGCTGGAGTATGGCTCGGTTCTGAACAGCCAAGCGCGCCGCAGCGTCTGCCGAAGCCGCAAGATCGTTCGGATCCTTGAGGTCCATGGCCTTTGCAGTGCGGTCCGTGAACTGGAACGGCCCCTTGGCGCTGCTGGTTTTGCTGGAGAGGTCTGCTCCACGGCTGCTCTCTATCTCGTACAGGCGGTCCAAGTACCCCTGAGGTAGGCGGTACTTGGATTCCAATGAGGCAAATAGTTCTTTCTCAGATGCCATTACACCCTCTTTGATTCGCGCGCCCTCTGCAAGGATACATTGGCGCGAAGCTGCTGGATATCCTCGTTCGAGGTCCTACGCTGGTAGTCCTCGGCTTGTCTCTGCTGGAGCTTTCTCTCGTCCAGATCGATACGAAGAGCAGCCTCTTCGGATTTTAGCTTAACCGCCTGCTCACGGATGTCCAGATCCCTTTGCTGAAGTTGCACAAGAGGATCATCTGCTTTTTCAGGAGCGAGCTGCTGCAAGACCTGTTGGATAAGCTGTGCCTCAATAGCAGCCGCCGCTTTCTGAAGAACTTGCGGGGGCGGGGGCGGAGCATTCATCACATCGCCTGTCACGGGGTGCGGCATGGCGCTGGAAGACTGATGAGCCTCGGCGGCATGCTGTTGAACTTGTTGCATGGCCATGTGGGTGATGTGTTCAAACACGTGGGCTAGCAGGATCCCATATACCTGAGGGGAGGTCTGGATCAGGTTGGACTTAATGAAGCCGATATGCGCCGCCATATGCGACTGGTGATCCTGATCAGGGAACGCCTTGAGCTGCGGAGCCCCGTTGGGAATCAGCATTGACCTAGCATTCTCCATGGCCGGTCCGTCAGGCTGCGGCTGTGGGGGAGGCGGCAGGATCAGGTCGATGTCCCGGACGCCAAGGGCCGAGTACATGCGATGATACGCCTCGTACTGGTTGTGCATCTGGGGAGCGGCCTGCGCAAGACGCAACTGCTCCTGCGCCAGCGAGATCCGCTGCGTCATCGAGAAGATGTTGGGGTCAGACACCGGGACGATGTCAATTCGGTCGTCGAAATCCTGCGCGAAGACCTCTTTTCCGCCCTTCACATCGTACGGATAGGCCTCCACGCTCTCCTTGATCGCCTGTGTCAGGAGTTTCAGCTCCTGTTTCTGGGCATAGTGCAGTCGCTTGTGGACCGCGCTCAACACACGGCTCCCACGCTCCAGCAAAGCAATGGTTGTACCGACCGGCATCTCCTGATTGGAGTCCGTCATGCCCATGTCGGAGGTTCCAACGAACTTTTCCGCCGCCGTGACGCAGAAACCAAGCAACTGCATGAGCGTTGCGCTGGGTTCCTTGTACGGAAGAGGCATCAAGCTCTCGCGAAGGCTTCCGCCGGGGGCGTCCACGTCCCGCCACTCGCCCGGTTGGAGCAAAGCGCCCTCATCTTGGATCCGCAGGCCCTTGGCCTTGAACCCCGCAGGCAGATTCGCCAGCGTTCCAGCGTCAATGAGTTGCCGAAGGATGGAAGTTGAGCTGCGAGCTAGGTTTCCAAGCATGTGAACAAGGCCAAACCCGTAGAAACCAAGGCCGGGCATGAACTTGTAGTGGACAAAGTACTGGCGCTTGCGCTTTTTGGGGTCAGCCGGGTCATAGTTCCGGCGAACTGCCAGCACATCGCCCGTATCAGAGTTGATTGTGACGATGTAGGGCAGTTTGATGCCGGTCTCTTCGTCGTTCTGGTCTTTATCTTCGAACCCTTCAAGATCCAAGTACGTGTGAACCTCGTACAGGGTGTAGTTTTCCGTCTCACCACCGGGCTCAATGCCAGAAACAGTGTCGATCTTCTCCTCGATGACATCTCTTTCGGTGTTATCAGGGTCGTCAAGCTCGATATCCCGGTAGAAACCAGACACTTGCTGCTTGCGAAGGTCGTTCTTGCTGACCCGAATGACGTGCGTCACACGTTCAGCGGTTGCCAGATCCCTCGCACCATAGGGAACGATGAGGTCCTTAGGCAAAACATAGGGAGAAACCGCCCGTCCGAGGTCCCCGTCGCGGTAGACCTTCTTAAAAGTTGACCCACCATAGCCAAGATAGTACAGCATCTGGTCATAGTCTGGGTCGTACTCTTCCATTTCAACGGTGATATAGTAGTTGAGGAAGTCCTTAACCCGTTCGGCCTGCTGTTCCTTGATTGGGTTGCTTGCTCCGAGGATCTGCGAGCGCACTGGACCGTTGGACGGCAGCATTTCCTTGTAGGCTTGCGCCTGAAACTGCGTGACCGCCTCGTTCAGGATGGGGTGAGTAACGCCCGTGGACCCTTCAAAGGGCTCCGTCCGCTCGTCGTACTTCAGGCCAAGGAGCGTGAGCCCCTCTTCGTAGATCTTTTTCCACTCTTCGCGGCTCTCGTCGTCCTCTTCGATGAGGTCCAGAAGCTCGTTGGAGATTGCCTTGAGTTCCTGTCGATCAAGGACCTCGGCCAAATTGTCACCGAAGCCGATGGATGAGATGTCCTTGTTCATGGTGGATGAGCCGTACGTGATTACCGCACCGCCTTCCTCATCCTCCTCGATGGTATAGTCAGCCTCAGCCTCATCCTTAGGCTCGTCCAATACGACGTCAGCCCCCTCCATTTCAGACTCGTCAGGAGCCTGCATCAGGCCTTTTTCGATACCGTTGAAGGAGGATTTAGCCATTAGTAATAGACCCTAGTTGATGGATACCTAGTGACTTCCATCTCGTAATCGTCAGGGTGGCCGATGAACCCGCCCTGTCTAAACCGCATCAAGGCTTGGCTGGCGCAATCGACGTGGTCGTCATGTTCCCCGAATGGGAACGACGCCAGTTCCTCGACAACCTCTTCGGCCCACGATGTATCTGGTCTCCAGATCAAGCCTGACTCGAACAGGGGGGAAATGGAGTTCACCCTAGAGTGTTTATCATTACCACGGGAAGGCGTAAAGTTTACAACGGGAATACCCATGTGCCGCAGTTCCTGCGTGAGCGGGGTCCCCGATGCCTTGGCCTCGATCAGGACTGTCTCTGGTTCCCAGTACTTGTACTCCTCAAGTGCTATGCGCTTGAGGTCCGGGAACTCCCACCGCCCCTTCTTGGCATCCAAGAGGATCGCGTTGGGCGGCGAATCCTCGGTGGGGAAGAATACCCCCCACGTCTGGATGGCGCTAAAGTCAGCGGTCCGCGTTTTGAGGAATGCTGTGTCGTAGCTCTGGATTATGTACTGGAGCCGGGGGATGTCCTTCTTCTCCCAGACCTTCCACCAGTCCCGCTTGATCAGCGAGGAGGCGTCGGAGGTAGGGCGCTGCATGTACTGCGCC